CTGACATGGCGCGGATCCTTACCGACGGCATGGGCCGTGGGCAGAACCCCCGTGATATTGCTAAAAGGCTCACTGAGCAGACCGGGATGGAGATCGGCCGCGCAAAGCGTATTGCCCGGACCGAAATCACTACGGCGCTGCGCCGCGCCCGCTGGGATGAGTCGGACGAGGCCGAGGCCCAGTACGGCATCATGACGCGGCAGATGCACCTCTCCGCACTGAGCCCGACGACACGCCGTAAGCACGCGTTGCGTCACGCCCACCTTTACACCACTGAAGAAGTGCGGGACTGGTACAGCGTTGACGGTAACGCCATCAACTGCAAATGCACGCAGGTAGCGGTGCTGGTGGATGCCAACGGCAGGCCGCTTAACCCGAACGTTATCGATATGGCGAAGAAGCGGCTGGAGAAGGCGCAGAAGGCCGGACTTGTCGCCAACCATCTACATTGCGGCTGCGGTCATCACCACGCCGCATAACAGCGAGAAATCAGCATGACAATGCAAATCAACGTCACCACGCGGGTGAACAGCCAGTCTATTCGCCGGGAAGTGCACAATGGGCGCGATCACCTCGTTCTGCCCAGCTATACGCTCCCGGCCAATGTTGTGATGAACGGCGGCCTGTACTCTGCCAGCGAAATTGACGCGCATTACGCCGGGCTGGAAGGCACGCTGGCCCCGCTGGGGCATCCGCAGGTTAACGGTCAGTTCGTTTCGGCCTTCTCGCCAGAGGGATTAAACGTAGGTTTTGTCGGCGCGTGGAACCGCAACGTCAAAAAATCCGGTAACCGCATCTACCTGGAGAAATGGGTTGATGTGAACAAAGCCAGCGAGTCGGAAGGCGGGCGCGAATTGCTGGAGCGCGTGGCGGCCATCGAGCGAGGAGAGGATGTACCGCCCATTCACACCAGCGTTGCCGTATTCCTCGACCAGCTCGAGGCTAACGAAGAGCAGAAGGCGCTGGGCGCGGAGTGGGTAGCCAAAATTCACGGTATGGATCATGACGCCATCCTGCTGCATGAAGTCGGTGCAGCCACGCCAGAGCAGGGCGTCGGCCTGATGGTCAACGCCGACAGCGCCACGCCGCTAAAAGCTAACTCCGGCGCGCTGGTGGGCGAATCTTACCGGGAGCGGGAGCAGCGCCTCGATCGTGCGGCTAAAGCCCGCTTTGCACCCGGAGAAAACGAATACGCCTGGGTGGCCGACTTCACCGACAGCCAGGTGGTCATCATCCGCAACGGGGGCAATGCCCAGGTGTTCGGCTACACGTCAGAGGGCGGGAAAATCTCCTTCGACGACACCGGAACGCCGGTCGCCCGCCAGGAGTCCTGGGTAACCGTCGTAACCAATAAAGTTAAATCTCTTTTTACCCCGCAGGATCAGCCTGCAACCAACCATCAGGAGGGCGACATGCCTTTAACCAAAGAAGAAATGGAACAAATCGGCACCATGATCGGTGAGGCTGTGGCTACCAACACTAAAAAGGCGATTGAGCCTCTTGAGTTACAAATCACAGCCCTTCAGACCAACCACCAGCAGCTTGCCGAAACCCTCACTGCTAACTCACGCGCTGAAGAAAAGACGATGCGTGAAGCTGTGCAGGCGGTACACGGCGAGCTCGTGGCTAATGCCCTTTCAGGTCCGGCACTGAAAGAGATGTTCAGTAAGCTGGGTACTGCCGCACCGCTGGGCACCAACTCCGCGACGCAGCCGGGCGAAACCGGCGCTCCTGACCCGTCCGCTCACTTCCAGGCTTAATCGGCCCTTAACCAACCTTAAAGGAGACCGCGCATGGCATCCCGCTATCGTCGCGTAAATATCGACGGGCAGTCGCTCTACAAGACTGAAACCCGTACTACTGCCGCTGCCCTGCTGCCGGGCACCGCGGCGATCATCAATGGCGAAGACGAGTTTGCGCAGGCCACCGCGCAGACCGGACGCTTCTACATTATCGACTGCGCCTACCATCAGGGGCTGGGCATTCGTGACGCCGTCCCGGAAGGTGATTCCGCTGTGGGGAACTATGTGGAAGAGGGGCGCGAACTGGCGCTGCTGTGCGTGCCTGGCGCGTACAAAAAAGACAGCCCGATCAAGCTTGGTGCTGCTGGCCAGTTCACATTGGCTACCGACGACACCGACGCGGTGATCGGCTACAGCCAGGACGAAGCCACCATTGCGGCAGGCACTACCGATTTCATCCGCGTTCGTATGCGTGTCGGCACTGCCGCCGCAGCCGCTGGCGCGTAATTCAAGGATAAAAGCACATGTATTTTTCACGAGAAACCCTGGCGGCTAACAGCCGCCTTGTTGGTCACTGGAATGAGCTGTGGGCTAACCGCAATATGTGGAACGCCCAGCACAACGTGATGATCGCCACTAACCGCGCTCACATGACGCCGGACATGCTGGCGTGTAACGCTGTGGGTGGCTTCGCCCGCGAGTTCTGGGCAGAGATTGATCGTCAGGTCATCCAGCTACGCGATCAGGAGGTCGGCATCGAGATTGTCAACGATCTGCTGGGCGTGCAAACCGTGTTGTCGGTCGGCAAGACCGTCAAGCTCTATAACGTTGTTGGCGATATTGCTGATGATGTGAAAGTGACTATTGACGGTCAGGCCCCGTTCTCGTTCGACCAGACTGATTACGACAGCGACGGCGACCCGATCCCGGTCTTTACTGCCGGTTATGGTGTGAACTGGCGTCACGTTGTAGGCATGAGTTCTGTCGGAATCGATCTGGTGCTGGACTCACAGTCTGCGAAGCTGCAGAAGGTCAATAAACGCCGGGTTTCGTACTATCTGGACGGCGACCGCCATATTCAGGTGCAGGGCTATAAAGCCCAGGGCATGCGTAATCACCGCAACACCAAGCGTATTAATCTCGGTTCCGGTGCTGGTGGCGCGAATATCGACCTGACCAGCGCTAACCAGACGCAACTGATCGCGTTCTTCGGTAAGGGGGCATTCGGGTCCACAGCACGCGCTAACCGAGTCGCACAGTACGATATCATGTGGGTGAGCCCTGAAATCTGGGCAAACCTCATGCAGCCGTATGTGGTGAACGGTGTGGTCAGCGGCACCATTCTGCAGGCTGTAATGCCGTTTGCGCCTGTCAAAGAGATCCGCCCGACCTTTGCGTTTAAAGATAACGAGTTCCTGGCGTATGTGCGCCGCAAAGAAGTGATCTCTCCCCTGGTGGGTATGGCTCAGGGCATTGTGCCGCTACCGCGCCCGCTCCCGAACGTTAACTACAACTTCCAGATCATGTCTGCTGAAGGTCTGCAGATCACCGCAGACGCAGAAGGCCTGTCCGGCGTTGTCTATGGTGCAGCTGCCTAAGGATACGCAATGGCTAAGTACGAAGTGATCCGCCCCTGGTTCGGCGTTGTGGTTGGGGATATCGTTGAGTTTGAGAGACTTAATCCGGCTTTTAAATCCAACGTCCGCCTGATACGTGGCGAAGCTGGTGGCACGCTCTCCCCGGCAACGCCTGCAGCCACCAGCAATCCCGGTGATCGCAAGGGCGCTATTGCCAAACGGCTTAAAGAGCTGGGCATTGAGTTCGACGGACGCAAGGGGGCGGACGAGCTGGCCAGCCTGCTACCGGACGGTGAGCTCGAAAAACTCTTCCCCGCTGAATAACAGCCGCCGCTTAGGCGGTTTTTTTATGCCCCGTTCCGGCGGGGCTTATTATTTCAGGAGTCAGCCATGGTAAATCCCGAACAGGCGCAGCAGTACCTAAGCGGTCAGGGGATTACCCTGCCTGATTTCGTGCTGACAGCGCTGGTGGAGCAGGTAAACGGCATTGAAACGTGCCTGAGCCTGCATTATCCGGCCGCCACAGCGATGCTTATCCAGCTCTACCTGCTGGTGCTGATGGGGCTGGGGCAGGGTGATAAATACCTGTCCAGCCAGACCGCGCCAAACGGCGCATCCCGGTCGTTCCGCTACCAGTCCTTTTCTGATCGCTGGAAAGGCGCGGTGAACCTGCTGCGCGGGCTGGACAAGCACGGTTGCGCGACGGCGCTCATCCCGCCCGACCCGACTGCCACACCTGCGTTTGGCGGCATCTGGATCGGTAAAGGCGGATGCATGAGCAACGGGGGCCGCTGATGGCCCTTATATCCGTCAAGCAGCGTCTGCCGGAGCCGTTTACGAAAGTCTGGGTGCTGACTGACAGCGGCAGGAGGGTGACCGGCTACGTCAAAAGCAACGGCGAGTGGTTCATCTTTTGCCGTGAGGTCGCCGCCACAAAGCCGGAAGTACTCCGCTGGGAGGAACCGTGAGCGTTACAGCACAATGGGTTTACACCAACCTGGCCACTGTCTATCCACGCACCTATGACGACTGGAGCAGCACCTGGGCCACTGGCGAGCCTTACCTCATTGACTGCACGTGGGAGGTAAACCAGGAAGAGTCCATAGACGATGCCGGTATCGAGTTCACTACCAACCTGATTATTTCCACTGAGCTGAAGCACAACGGCGCTGACGTGCGTAAGCCGCTGCGTAACGATTATGTTGCAGTCGGTGATACCACGAGTGAGCCGGATCCGGTTAAAGCGAAAGGCGACGTGATACGGGCGGTCAAGATGTGGGATATGTCGTTCTTCGAAGAGGAGCCCGACTACAAAATACTGACGTCTAACCGCAACTCCCTCGGGGCCTGATATTACTGGAGGAAAGTATGCCGGTTAAAGGCATCAAACGCGTTCAGATGAACACCAGGAAGCTGCTCGGGCAGATAGCCGGGCCGGTGACCGAGCAGGTGATCACCGAGGTAATGATTGTAGGGATCGGATATGCCGCCCAGATTACGCCGATGGACACCTCCACGCTGGTAAACAGCCAGTTCCGTGAGCTGCGGCCCATACCGAAAGGCATGACCGGGCACGTCGGTTACACCGCCAGCTATGCTGCCCGGGTCAACGCCGCGCCGGGCACGCTCAAAGGCCAGCCGCGCGCGAACGGCAACGGCAACTACTGGGATCCGAACGGCGAGCCGGACTTCCTGAAAAACGGCTTTGAGCGTGACGGCATGAACGATATCCGGGCAACCATCCGGCGAGGATACAAACTATGACCCGCAGCGAGGTTTATGACGCCCTGCGCGCCTGGCTCCAGCAGCACGGCTTTGATACAGGCTACCGGGTGCAGAAGCGTTTTTTCCTGGAGCATGAGGACTCGCAGAACGAGCGATATCTCATCATCCAGCAGAACGGCGGCGGAGGTGATGAGGAAGCCATTTCCCGCGATTACTTCCGCATCATCCTGCTGACCGGCCAGGACGATCCCGGTATCGATGCCGTGGAAAATAACGCTGATGCTATCCGCCGGGCCATGTGCCTGGAGTATCAGACCGAATGCATCATCCTGATGCAGCCCGTTGGCGGCGTTCCCGCCTTCAGAACCGAAGAGGGCCGCGTGGCCTTCGAAATCAACTTCAGAACCATCATTTCCCAGTAACGGAGTAAAAACTTATGGCCGGATGTGAATCAGGTGCTTTCACAGGGCTTGCTGTCGCCGTTTATTACGCGATCGGCTGCCCTGAGGTTCAGCCTGCAGCGAACCAGTACAAGCGCCTCGGCATGATGCGCGGCAAAACCACGGGCGTGGAGTGGGAAACCGCTGACGCAACGGGCGACCAGAGCGCGGCGTTTACCCAGGAGAACGTCACCACCTATAAAAACGTGTCTTTTTCCGGTGACGGCGTGAGCCGCAAGGAGGCGATCTACGGCCAGAAGGCCATGAAGCGCCACGTCTATAACCCACCAGCGGAAACCAGCAACCAGCCATATGTCTGGCTGAAAATCATCTCCCCGCTGGATATCACCGAGGGACCGTTCCTCGTAACGAGCTGGCAGGACGAAGCGCCTCACGACGACGTCGCGACCTGGTCGCTGGAAGCCTCGAGTGCAGGCCTGGTCGACGTGCGCGACGTGGGCGACACCATCACTATCACAACCCAGCCACAGAGCCGCACGCTGGAAGAGGGGAACACGCTGACGCTGAGTGTGGCGGCCACCACTACCGGCAGCTCTCCGCTGAGCTATCAGTGGCAGCAGGATGGTCAGGACATCAGCGGGGCGACGGCAGCAACGTACACTAAAGCCAGTGTGACGGAGGCAGACGAAGGCACCTACGCCTGTGTCGTGTCGTCCCAGACGGCCAGCAGCGTATATTCCGGCGTCGCGAATGTGGTAATCACAGCTTAATTACGGGGCTTCGGCCCCTTTGAGGTTTTATGCAGGTCATCACTGATATCGGCCAGGCGGTGATCCGCGCTGGTGGCCGCGAGATATTCCTCAATCCCTCTTTTCTGGCAATGTCGCGGATCGGCGCGCCGGAGGATATCGTCAGGCTGTTTGTCACCGTGCATGCGGGGCATTACCCCACGCACCGGATTAGCGAGCCGGCGATCATGCGTGACGTGCTGGCTCGATGTTTTGCTGAGATGGCTGCGGCCGCTGCCCGGGTGGTGACCGCCTGCAGCACAGAGAATATCGGTCAGCTGATAGGCACATACAAGGTCACAACGAAAGGCAAGTTGTTCTACCGGCCCGGCCTGCTACCGGTTGCCGACGTGATAGAGCTGGCCCGACACTTGATCCGTCACGGTGTGATGGGCGACCAGCCGCCGGAGCAGCTGAAGGGGCAGAAAAATGAATATTCCAGTAAATTTGATGCCCGGTCATTCGTCTACACCGCCGTTGCTCACTTAGGCATGAGCGAGGCGGATGCCTGGAGCATGACAATGACCAGTTTCCGCGCCGCGATGAACGCCAAGTTCCCGGCGAAAGAGAAAGACAAGATCCCGACGGAAGAAGCCTATGATGAGGTCATGGACTGGGCTGATAAGATGGTTGAGCTGGATGCAAAGCGTAACGAATTACATTAAGCAAGAATGATATTTGCCGCTTACATTTTGTTACCTTTTGTTGATAGAGTAAAGATCCACAATCAGCAAAGGAAAAGCAAAATGAAGTTGAAAATCAGAAGTGTACATGAGCATGGAAAAGCTAATGAGGAGTACGTGATTTTAGATGTTAATGAAGATTGCGATACTCAATTTTATATGATTACAGATACAACCTTTCTCCCTAACGGAAAAATCTCCAACAGAACTCGCCACACTTACAGATTTGAATCATTACAAGTAAAAGCTGGTGATTGTATAGCTCTTTTTACTGGACATGGTGTCGATAAAGTAGAAACAAGAAATAATGGGAGTAAACTTTTCTACTGCTATTGGGGACTGAAAACGGCAGTTTGGAATGATGATGGAGATGGCGCTGTATTATTAGAAATCAATGCTTGGGAGACAACCAAAGTATGAGGTGTAAAGTAAACTAACCCCAACATTTTTGATTAATAGCCCATCTCATTGGTGGGCTTTCAGCTTCTGGGCCCAAAAAATCATCTATCCCGTTGCACTGAAGCACTCACCTGATAGGATTAGTCCCATCTTTTACTGATGGGGATAGGGATGTGAAGAAGTTACTTCTTTTAAGCTTTACCATGTTTTCTTTTTCAGCGATAGCCGGGGCATACCAAATACAAGTGCCTACCGACTCGAAAGCAACTTACACCGTGCTGGACAAAAAATCTCAGGGGTCACTGAGAACTATTACGACAAAAAGAGAAGGGTCATCTGGCGTCACGTTTTCCCAGCGAATCTACAACTGCGAAGCAAACGAAGTTAAATATCTCGGCTCTGGCGATAGCCTTGAAGAGATGAACAATTCGAATCCTGACCCTAACATGTCACCGATAGTAAGCGAATCCATTGCATACTATTTGGGCAGGGAGGCCTGCAAATAAACCAAACCCGCTCCGGCGGGTTTTTTTATGTCCGGAGAATAAGAATGGTACAAAATGTTGGTGGTATTGAGTACACCATTAAAGCTGAGACAGCAGAGCTCCTGACTGCTGGCAAAGATGTAAATCGTGTTACCTCCAGGATGGAAGGCGATCTCAGCAAGGTAGATAAAGCAGCCGACAGGCTTAGTACCGGCCTTAACAGAGTAGGTGTCGCTATTGCAGGAGCATTTACCATTCAAGCGGCACAGAGGATAATTGAAATTGCAGATAGCATGAACACGCTGCAAGCAAGGATAGCAAGGCTTTCACCCGATGCAGAGAAAGCTCGTGAAACTATGTCATCTCTTTCAGCTATAGCCTCTAGCTCTGGGAATAGCCTGGCAGAAACTGAAAGGCTTTGGGAGTCCTTAACAACCGCATTAAAAGAAACCGGAGCGACAAACAAGCAAGTACTCTCATTAACTGACACACTGCAGAAAATAGGCACAGTCGGTGGCTCATCCACCGAAGAAATGGCGAACGCGCTTAGACAGTTTGGACAATCCATTTCTGGCGGGATTATCAGAGCAGAGGAGTTCAACTCCATTCTTGAACAAATGCCAGAGCTCGCGAGGCAGATAGCGGCAGGAATGGGGGTATCAATCGGCAACCTGCGCAAAATGATGATTGAAGGTAAACTAACAGCTCAGGATGCTCTTAATGCAATTCAAAAACAGTCGCAGAATGTTAATGAAGAATTCAGTAAAATGCCTGTCAGTATCGACAGAGCAAAAAACAGCTTGGATGTAGCATTCAGGAATGCAATAAGCGATTTGAACCAAGCCATTGGGCTTACATCTACGCTTGCTGGGCTCATGCAAAGCGTTGCTGATAACCTTAACTTCTACAATAACAATGCTGGCAACGCTGCAAGAATGCCCAAACTGATAAAATTGCAGCAAGAGCTGAATAATGAAGTTAAGGATGGGCAAAGATGGTACGAAACCGACGGTAATTTCCAAGAAAGGCGAATTAGTGCAGCATTTAAGTTAAAGCAGATAGAGGCAGAAATATCGCACCTGCGAGCACAGGCTGCTAATGATGCCAAAAATGGTGGTACTTTTAATGCGCCTGCTACTACAGGGGATGATAAAGCTACTCAAAAATTATTGCAAAATGCTCAGAGAAGGCTGGCACTTTCTAAGGTTGAAGGTGAGGCGCGAGCTAGGTTAATGGCGCAGTACGATGCTGAGGATGCAGGCTGGAAAAATAATGATCCACGCATTAAACAGCTTCAAGACGAGTATGCTCTGACGGAGCGTAACAGTGCTGCGCTGAAAAAAAATAACCAAGAGTCTAAAACCTCAGCCACTCAAGCAACTGCTATTGCTGCGAAGCTAGATAATTTAAAGCAAGAGGCAGAACTTGTTGCAGACTCGACGCAAAACCTGACAAGAGAGCAGCAACTTCTCCGAGCTGAACAATCTCTTGGAGCTAAGGCCACTGATGAGCAAAGAAATAAGGCAAGGCAATTTAAACAAACAGCTTTAGATGCAGCTGATGCTGCTAAAGGTTTTGCAGTTGCTCTTCAGGAAATCCCTGAAGATGCGGAGAATCGCTCATATGAAGATTCAGTAACTGCAATCAAAGCGGCATTCAAAGCCCAGCTTATTAGCAAAAAGCAATACGATCAGGCATCAGAACGGTTGGAAGCTGATCATCAAATTAGATTGGCAAAAATCCGAGCCCAGCAGACGTTAACTCCTCAACAGTCAGCACTTGGTGAAATTGACCCTGTCCAGCAGCTCGCCAATCAGCATGCACAACAGCTGGCTCTTATTCAGCAGTTTGAGCAGCAGGGGGTACTGGCGCACCAGCAGGCCATTGAGCTTAAGAACGCTGCAGATACGGAATATGAGCAGCAGCGTATTGCAGCGCAGTGGGAGATCTTCCGCAACCAGAGCCAGGCTAATGAGCTGCTGGCATCTTCCCTTGATGGTCTCCAGAGCGGTGCGAGTAGCGCCATTACCGGCCTGCTTAGCGGAACTCAAAGCCTTCAGGAAGCCTTCGCCAACATTGGTACCACCATCCTGAATAGTGTCGTCAGCAGCCTTGTGCAGATGGGCATGGAATGGGTTAAAAGCCAGTTGATGGGCCAGGCAGCCGCAGCCGCATCTCTTGCCTCAACTATGGCCCAGGCAACTGCCGCCGCTGCCGCCTGGGCTCCGGCGGCAATCAGCGCCTCTATAGCAACAATGGGAAGCGCTAACGCTGTAGGTCAGACGGCATACGCTGGATCGCTACTGGCTGCCAAAGGCATGGCGGTAGCCGGTGCGCGTTATAACGGTGGGCCGGTTGATGCTGGCTCGATGTATCGCGTCGGTGAACGTGGGAAGCCTGAGATATTCCAGGCAAGCAATGGCAACCAGTATATGATCCCCGGCGACAACGGTCGGGTCATCAGTAATAAAAATATTGGCGGAGGTGGGGGAGTGTCTTCTTTGTCTCAAACGATGAATCTTACTATTCATACTACAGGTGGTATTGACGATGAGACTATAAAGCAGCTTCGAAGCGCCTGGAAAAATGACACATTATTGATGCTGAAAGACCAAAGCACACGGCCAAACGGAATGCTTCAGCCGAGGACAAAACGCTAATGGCACAAACATTCACATGGACGCCGCAGCGCAGCTACAACGTTGATCGCACGCCAAATGTTGCCGTCGTTAAGCTGGGCGATGGGTACGAGCAGCGGCAGGTTAAGGGCATAAATCCGCTGATGGCGAAATACAGTCTGTTGT